GTTGGTAACGCCATTATTTATCTCCTTTTAGTTTGGTTAACTTATCTAATGCTAGATATTTTGTTTCAAAGAAATCAGATTCCTCACCTAATTCCCAAGCGTTGTCATAATCCAAGTAGCCGAGAACCTCAACTTGCTTGAACTCTGGTTCAATTGCTTTCGCTGCGAACAGAATCAAACCAAGACCGACTTGTTTCTTACGAACAGCAACAGCATTTTTTGTTCTAACTCTGCGAACCTCAATGTTTCTTCCAACATCAGGTCTGTGTTTTTCTTGATCGTGGTTTTCAGCAGTCCAAAAAGTTCCAGACCAATATTGGTTAATACATTTAGCAACCGCTAACTCACATAACGCTGAAGCAACCTGGGCTGTTCTGTTAGATTCCATTCTGTTCGGATCATAATGTTTAGCATCCTGTTTACCCCAGTTAGCAGTAAAACGTCTAACACCAACAACTGATGCCCACTCATATTCCCAAGGTTCAAAAGTGATTAACATTTTATTTTTGTTAACCTGCTTCCCATAGTGATAGGGAAAAAACCAACAGATTTAGTTCTTTTAGATTTGTCATCAAACTCTGTTGTGGTTGGTAAATCTGTTTGGTCTTTCCATTCAGGTTCAAACAAAGTTAAATCAAAAGCCCACACACCTTGAGGTGTTGAACAAATGTAGGTAGGTGTCATTCCACGTTCCATTGCCTCATATTTGACGCGAGCATATTTTGATTGCTCAATCATCAAGTTCTCGTAATGCGAGTTACGGCATTTCAGTTCAATGAATAGTTGTCTACCTGGTGAGAAACAATCGTAAGAAGAAAACTCGCCAGCAGATGCAATCAGGTCAGGCATATAAAACTCTTTTAACTTATTGAATAATTCTTTTTCGTTCATAATCTGTGCGCAATCACTCGAATAACTTTTCTTTTATCTTTAACATTCTCAGGAAGTGGGAATGCTTTCCTTAATCTTTCGCGTTCTGCGGCACTAAAACTTCCCCAAATTCCGTAACGCTGTTTTGACTCCCACGCATCCTCAAGGCATAGTCCGCGAACAGGGCATCCAATGCAAATTCTTATCGCAGCCTTAATCGCTGGAACATCATCTGCTTCGCAAAAAAACATTTCAGGATCAGCATCTAAACATTTAGCGTGTCTTTGCCAATCGTCAGGTTTAGGGCAGGTTGCGCAGATTTCTGTACCCTCAATCACGGGATGACTGCAATCTTTTAGCACTCTCAAGTTCCTCAATAAGTTTTGTAATGGTTTCCAAACTTACAACAGCCCACCATTTATCTACATTTGCCACACCCACACCATTAGGTTTGATTACAAGAACACCAAGGTTTGCAGCAGCATTTACACGTTCAGTTTCGGTTTCTTTCATCCACTCGTGAATCTTGTACGAGCGTTGGTTCTTGACCTCAATAACACAGTTAGGAACACCAGCAATATCACCCTTGTCATAAGCACCTGACAAAGTTCTTCTTTCCACCGCTGAGAAAGTTTGCTTCAAATAATCAGCAACAGCAGTTTCAGCCAATGTTCCTTTCTGCTTCGATTTGCTCATCTAACAAGCAACTTCACAACAAAATACATAATCCCAAACAACATAAAAGCAACCAAAATCTCACCCATTTAATAACCCCAAATTCTTTCATCAGCACGATCCTTAGCAGCCAAATCAGCATCAGGTTGCCAAGATGGTTCAGAGTTCAACAACTCATCCCAAGACTCATAAATGAAAGTTATTGACCCATCATCATTGTTTCTTGTAATCATTTGTTCTTCCCAGGAAGTTTATGAATAGTCCAAGGAAGTGTCAGAAGAAACAAATAAATCATCCACACAGCGTAATCATAAAAACTCATTATCTGTTCTCGCAATCGTGTGATTCACCTTTGACAAAACCTTTATGGCAATCAACACAAATTTTGACCAAGCGCAGATGCCTTTCTTGATTCTGTTTCATCACAGGACCGAACTGTTCTTTAGTTTCAGCGTAAATCGTTTCAGCCAACTCGTCACAAAGTTCTAACGCTTCAGCACCCTCTAAAACAATCGACCAGTCGTCAACATCAAACAGGGTTATTAAATCGTTAACAACAGCATCTTGTTGAGATAAATCCCCTCTTACTATTAACTGAGCCAGTTCCAGAACTCTGTCAGGATTAGCATCAATTGAATGAGCAATGAACCTGATCAAAGAATCTAAATCTTTCTTCGGCACACCAATAACTGTTACATCACCATCTTTAATAACTTTAGGCATTTACTTTGTCCCTTTCTGTTAACTGTTCGTAGCACCAACCACAAACACTATTATCTGTTATACGACTGACATTTATTACCCAAGCACAACCAGAACAAACAACCTCAATCATCAGAAGTCCCTTTGATTAGCAGGATGGGTGGCAAAGTAATGATCAATAACAACTGTTCCAGCCAAAACTTGACCATTCCAAGAGTTGTCGTGCTTGAAACCAAACCCGCATTCCAAACACACAAGTTCACAATCAGGATTAACTGACTGATCCAGTATTGATGCAAACAAATCAAAGTTCTCATAAATTGCATCAGGCAATGCTTCTTTAGTTCTACTCATTTGATTCTCACTTTCACTAAGCAACCATTTTGTTTGGCTAAATTTATTGATTGTTGTTCGGCTAGATCACGAGTATCAAAAGCATCTGACACATCTTTGCCAAACGCGAATTGGTGAACAACAAACTTGTCACCTATTTGTTTGACTCCGTAAGGTGTCGTTTCGTAAATGTAACTCATTTGTCCTCTTTCTTTTGTAGGGTTCTGCTGGCCAATTACGCAGGTATCCGACCAGCAGAAGATTTAGTAGTTAGTTTCGATTCTTCCGTCTGCATAAACACTAAATATTGATTGTTGTGGAAATCTTTTCAAACAATCAGAACCCACTCTTGGAGACCAATCAAGTGAATACCATTCACCAATAATTGAATCTAAAGTTGAAAGAGTGTAATTTTCAGTTAAAGCAACACGCACTTCAACATCTGATTCTTTCAATTCTTTACCACAAACAAAACAGTCATCTGATCCAACATAATCTTGGTGAGCAGAAACGTGTTTTCCTACTTCAAACTTTTCTTTTGCCATTTCTTTGTCCCTTTCCTTGGACTTTCTTACATAACTAATATTACTCTTTTGTTATACAAACACAAGGTATTTCAAGCACATTTTGATAACGATTTGATAACAGTTTGATAACGATTGTCTAAAATGTCTTAATTTAGTAGAACACTTGTTCGATTTACGTTCAGGCGGAGAAAACTAGGCAGAGGATGGCAGGGAACACCCCCACCAACCCCGATTACGCCCAGTATGGAGACTGAGGCTTTCGGATGGGTGATCCTAAGATCACGATTGCGCCATATGTAAATACAGATTGGTGAATCAATGTTAGGCAACCAGTTTTAACATTTCTAATATTTACTCGCACATTAACGATTTTGTGCTCGCTTGATTATTTTCTTGCAAGATAAAATAACGCCCTCATACGGCGGTTTAGCGTGTGATTAGCACGCCCAGAGATTAAGCGCAGAGCCTCTGTCACTCAAAGATAATTCTTATCACACTTTGCTGTGTAATACCAAATCAGACTAAGTTTTCCTCAAGTCCAAGATCGTTGTACAACATATTTAATGACAATGCCACAATACGTTTTTCATCTTCGGTTAGCATATTTATTTCTGATAAGCGAATCAAAGATTCACCACAGTTAATAAATCTTAAAACTTCAATTAAAACTTTTTCTGATCTTGTCCACTCTTGCAAATCAATTGTTTTCCAATCAATTACGTTTATATCAAGATCAGTTGTGATAAACGCTGGATGTTCTCTCATCCAAGTCATCTTTACAAGATTTGATGCAACTTTTGATCTGTTCATCTTTTTGCCTCTGGAATCATCATCTCGATTGATATTCTTATGACTTCTGATACTGATGCGTTGTGCTGTTTAGCAAACGCTTTAATTGCACGCATTTGTGTATTGTTCAAACGCAAAGCAATCAGATTTTCTTTCCCCACTTTGTCTGACATTATTTTCCTTTCGCAGATAGATTTAATGTTATACGACATTGTTTCATTAAGGTTGTGTCGGGCCAGCGGAAAGGGGACACAAGTGCCAACCCGACACAAGAGACCCCGCCAGGGTGTCTCGGTGAGACATCTAAGCCACTAGGGCGTAACTTAGATGACATCTTTAAGATTCGCTCGAAGTTTCTGAACCTTAATTCTAACCCACGCAACATAGGCCAAAGTATCATCAAGTTCTTCAATGGCTTCATCTAGAACCTGATCTAAACTTTTGTCCTCAATTTTTTGTTTATCATTCTTTGAATACTGCTGAGCACCAATGCCAAGGATACGTTTCTCAACATTTTGGATTGCGTGACTAATCGCTTTTGCTAGTTGCTCACTTGTCATAAAACAGCCAAGTCTGACCAGCCACGCAAATCGTGCTTACCAACAAGCAAAGTCATTGAACCTGGTGAACTCCATTTCCCGCTGGAATCTGTGTAATATTTTGAACCTGAACTGCTGGATAAACCATCTGATTCTTGGCTAGGGCATTGGAAGCGTGTGAACACACCAAAATCATCAATCTTAATATGATGCCTGTGTCCAGTAAACCAAATTTTTGGTTCTTGCCCATTATCTCTAAGAAGTCTTAAAGACTGACCACGTAACCATTCAAATTCGTTTCTAGATATTTTGTGTCCGTGTGTGAACGCACAATTCATTCCAGATAGTTCACTTGTTACAGACATTTGATCGTGTGGGATAACCCATTCGTCAACAATCTTTTTATCTTCAAGAATTCGTTTCAATGTGTCAGATAAAAATCCGTCAGCAGAGTCGCTGTCTGTGCTTTGGCTTTTTCCGTTGCGCCTGTTCCATTCTCCGTGATTCGACAAGGTTGAAATGAATTTCATTTTTGGTGCTAGGCCTGCAAACATTGATACACCAGTAGTCCACAAATCTAAAGCCAATAACAGTTGTTCTCTTTGTGTAAGTTGTACGCTGAAAAGTTGGCTTGGATAGAATTCGTTGGAGCATCCCTCAACAGGATCACCCATATTTACAAAAGCAATTTGTTCAATGTTACGACCAGTCTTTTTTAATTCTTCAATTCTTTTTACAGTCTTTTCAAATGAATCTAGAACACGTTTAATTGTTGCTTCTGGTCCACCTGATGCAGATTTTCCTAACTGCCAATCTGATGCTAAAAATACAAATGTTGACGGCTCTTGTGTAACGCTTTTAGATACCTGTTTAAGAGGCTTAAAAGCCCTAATATTGGCACGAATTTGATGGATGTCACTATCATCTATGGTTGGCGTTAATTTGCGAGCAAAAGTGGCTCTATATGAATACAACCAAATAAGGTCTCTGTCACCATTATCTAAACGTTTTGATGATTGCCATTTTGACATTCGAACTTTGTCACCAACAACTTCAAAAACGTTAGGATCAAGACCAAAAGATTTAAGAATAGATGACCAGTCATCACCTATTGCTTCTGTTAATACCCCAGTTGCTAGTTCTCCGCCATCAGGTCCAATCTCGGCGTAAGGTTTTGTGGCTGTGTTAGTTGGAACATTTTTATATCTTTCTTCCTGAATTTGTTCTTCTCTAATAAATGCTTTCAAGGCTTCTTCAGCCTCAATCTTAGAATCAAAAGTGCCAAGTGTTGTGTGTCCGTGTTTCTTACCAATGCGAACTCTGTATCTATTATTGGCACGTTTCTCTACTGTGCCATATGGGCGTACTTCTTTCATTTGTCCTCTTTCTCGGTGAAATCACAATATCGTTTGAAATTAAAAATAAGGGTTATTAAACCAGCGATTCCTAAAATTGCTAAAAATAAATATTGAAAGATGAGCGCAGGAATCATCTGTTAGTAC